GGTTTTCATAGATGAAATTATTGTTGATTTATTAATAATTATGTCGCTATTAGATTTCCCAGTCACTGAAAACGGAATGAAATTATAACCGCCTTCTGGGTTACCATCAGATGGTGGATTAGGAATAATATGCGCAGGACAATTTAGTGTAATTGTGTTTTCATCTTCTGATACAAACACACCTAAGGTCTCTGGCATACTAGGCATAACTACTGTGACTACATCGCCTTCTTTATATTTCTTTTCTACAAGCATTATATACTCCTGTTTTATACTGTATTTATTTCTTTATTATATACTAAGTTATTTTTTATCTCTGAATTTTAGAGTTTCTAGTATAAAATCTTGTGAATGACGCTCTATTACATTTAAATCATCTTTAACGTCTTCATACTTTTCAAGTTTACCACTGCGTCTATTTAATACATATCCGTCAACAACACATATCAAATATATGTCGCCATGTAGCAAATCATGTACTAATAATAATTCTGGATTTTTATTTGAATGTGAATGATGTACTGTATAAAAACAACCTAAACCATTACCGCTATTTGTGTAAAACTCTTCGTTAATATATTCCCAAACATCAGGCCAAGTTTTTGGATTATCATAGTCAAATCCTTGAGCATGATAATCCAATTGTTTCCACCAGTCTATGACTTCTTGTAAGTTTTTTTCTGTAAAGTTATTTTTAACTTTCAGACGTAATTGACGCCACTCATAAAGTAGCGTAGATTTGTCTTTCATTTACATTGACCATCTTTTTACTGTGTAACTAATTTCTGTAGTCCATCCTGAATCTTGTGTAAAATATATTTGTAAGTCATTGCCTAATTCTGCTACAGAATCAAGATTTACTTGTTGCGTTTCAGATAAGAATGTTGTCACATCCCAATTTGGATCTGAGTTTTCACAAATAACATCATCTCCAACTTGTATTGTTCTGACATTATCAATTGAATTCATAACTGTTTCTAAGTAGTTATCAATTCTAAACTTTTCATCATTTCTAATACGAACAACATCTTGTCTTTTCACATCAAACTGTATATTAGAAAATTCTGTTTCTGGATACATTGCAGCAAACCCATCATTATTAAAGTCTTGCCAGAATTCAGTATGGTCATCTGTTAGTTTGGCTTGTGAAATACCATGTGGCCATCCGTTAATAACTTTAAGTTGTCCAGTACGTAAGAACTGTCTACTTGGACTTTTTTGTATTAGCGAATAATCAACAAAGAATGTTGTGTTTACATCATAAAGATATCTTAAGAATATACCAGTTTCTTCACTGTATACCTTTTTAAATAAACTAGAACGTCTACCAGTATGATGTGATAATGCTGATAGATGCTGGTCTGCGAATAACTGATTATATGAGTTTTCTGTGATTACTTCGACATTTCTGCGAGAACGAGCATAATATGGTGCTTCAAACTCAGGAACATCAACGTGTTCTACAAATACAGTATCTGCAAAATCAACTTGTTCTGGTGATCCTACACGTTCTTTTGTATAATATAATGATCTGTGTAGATTGTTATATTCATAATCTGTAAAACTTAGATGACCTTCCCAGTCTCTTTCTCTGATTGTGATTGTCGCCGTCCCGCCTTCTACATCTGGTTTACCATACATTAACTGTTGTGGTAGCATATCTTGTAGAGCAATTTTTTCAGTTAAAAATATAGGAATAAATGTATCATTATATCTGAAATACTGATTTACTTCTTCAATAGACATACTATCTACACTTTGTCCTTCCGGTATAGAAGCAAGTCTTGGTTCAAGTGAATCAAACTCTGAGATTATAAGTTTTAAACTTTGTTGTAAGTCTCTACTATAGTCTACATAATAGTCACCGACTACTAACGGATCGCCATTACTTCTTTGATCTGGCTTCTCAATAGGTGTAGGTATTAAATCTTGTGTATCTATATCGGTTGTATGGAATTGGAAGTCTTCTAAGTTATAAAAATATTTTACTATAACTTCATCTCTGCCATTAATTAGTGTTTCGTCTGCTAAGTAAATATCTCCATGTACTAAAGGTTCACCGCTATAACCATATACACCAACATCAAAATACCAGAATATTAAATTTGGACTTGTCACAGGATCGATGATAGACGCATGGTCGTAAACAAATGTTACTTCATCATCTGTGCCTTTGAATTTTGTAATTGTTACTTCCCATCTACCGTTTGAATCAAATTCAAACGCATCAACTAAGTTGTCTGCTAGATGATGAGTTGTACTATTGTTAACAATAGTCGCTTCGCCAGTTGCATTATGCTCTTTACCAAGTAAACTCCAACCCCAATTTTTCTTTTTCCAATAACGAACTGCGCCGTCGCCAATAACAACTGAAACATCGCCTACAATTCCTTCAGCATCTAATGGTTTAACCATATCTCCTGTATAGTCAACATCAGCATTGACTGGCTCGGTAGAACCTGCATCATGTACATTGTCTACTACATGGTGTACCCATTCCGTTCCGTCCCATTCAAACAATCCCCATTCAGATTTATTCATATTATAAAAGTCACGTTGTGGTGCGATGTCTTGCGCAAAAATAGGAGTATTATGGCGTAAATATACAGTTACATCTGTTATGTCTCTGATAGGGTCATATGATGTTGAAACGACAGAACCTTGTGTATAATCTTCAACGTCAACTACTTCTAAAACTTCACCGTCGCCATTTAATGGACCAACGCCAGTAGCAGTAAACTTCACATTGACTTTGTTTTCTTCAGCACCTAGTAATGTGTAATCAGTATTACCTACTACTTTAATTACATAAGTTTTGCCTTTATCTATTTCAGATGATTTAACTCTGTCATCAGCATAGATAAACTGTTTTAAATAAACAATCTCACCAGGTGTAAATTCGACTTCACCATCCCACTCTACATTCTGTAGATAAAAATGCATAGCATTTATCATAACATCTACATCAGGGACGCCTCTTATAACTAAGTCTTCGTCAACCTTTAAACCTAGATGCTGATATGGGTTATCAGAACTATCTAACCATGTTTGAATAATAACATGTGCGTTAGCAAATACATCAAATTGTACTTCATCAATAGACTCATCAATACCAACAAATAATTGATTGGTATCAGTAGTGAAACCCATTTCACCTGTATCTAATGTGTTCACACCAATGTGTTCACGTAACCCACGTCTTAATAGAATTTTTACGTTTGTTGTCGCCATCATGTAACTCCTAATTACATGTATTTATCAAAATATGCTTGAACCTTCTCCGCCCATTCTAACGAATATTTTTCAAACTCTTCTCCTTCAACGACAAACTCCTGATAATTTCCTAGATTATCTGCTTCTGCATCCCAACCAATCATCATAATGACAATCGTTTTAATATCAGTTCCATATAATTCATTATGTGCTGCTGCGTATGCCGCACCCTGTAGAAAGTAATCATCAATCCATTCACGTTTCTTTGGCTTACGTGTAGTCTTAAAGTCAATGATTGCTTGCTTACCTTGATAAACTCCCACACAGTCTGTCGTGCCTGCGTATAGTCCTGGATAGTATAGTGGGACTTCTGTTCCCCACACTTCATCAATCTTGCTTAATCCTTGATTAATAACAATGTCTGAAAGTTCTTTAGCCATCTGATGAATAAGATTAGTACCTGTAGGCCTGTCTTCTTCTAAGATAAACTTTTCTAAGTGTAAGTGAACTTGTGTACCAATACCAGTAGCAAGTCTCATAATTCGATCCGCTTCTTCATCACCAACACGCTTTCGCCATTCGTGTAGTGCGGTCTTATCTTTTAACGCACTTAAAACAGTTGTAACGCTTGGTAATGGTTTGCCCCCTGGCGTCTGGTAATGTCTGGATCCATTGACATTAACACGCTCAAGGGGGCTATATGTATATGTTTCTTTTAGCATACGTTAAGTATACTATATTTTAAATAAGATTACAAGTGTTTTGTTAACTCTTCAATCATTTTTGCTTTTGTATGTCTACGATCTAACTGTACACCTAGATTTTCTTCTGCCCAAACATCAATCTCTTTTTTAGTCATTGACATGAAATCTGGAATAGGAGCAGATGTATTTGTTATTTTAACTGCGTCTGCCTTAGTATCAATAACAATAGGTTCTACTGTAGTTGTGACAACTAATTCTTCAGTTGCTTGAACTTTTGCTTCAGTTAGTTTCTCTATTTCAGCAGTTGCTTGTTCTAGCTTTTCTTTTACTAAACGATCATGTTCTTCTTTTTCACGTTGTACTTTAGCAAGATATTTTCTACTTTCTTTTATTTCCAATATCTCTCTGCGTTTTGCTGCTACTTCCGGAGGTAGAGCATTAAGTGGATCAGATTTTGCTGCTGCTGCTTTTTCGATAAATTTTGTCATTTCTTTTTTAGAAATAACTTCAATATCTTTATTTCCTTTAATAATAAGTGGCATGATTATATCCTCTTCTGTGTTGCTTTTTTAGCAAGTCTTTTAACTGTTTCACGTGACGTATCATCATTACTAGAGGTTGGGGCTCCTTCTAGTTCTATGCTATCGACTGTAACATTCTGTACATATTTGCTACTACCTAATAAGTCAACTAAACTTTCAGGTGTAACAGAATGTCCCAAGTCTTCTAATTCACGTACCATAATATCAGTACCAATACTAGGAATACCATTGGCTTTTAAGCGAACCAAATACACATTGATATCATTCATAAGTTGCGATTTATAATTTTCGCTTAAAAGTGTAGATATTTTCATTATCTTTTTGCTCTTCCTAGTGGTTCATCTTCTGGACCAGACATTGATTCATCACCGCCCATAATATCAGATTCTATATCTGATTCCATGTCATCGGCCATATCACCGCCTAATTCTGCATCTGTTGCTGTCATATCTGAAGCAGGAGCTTCTCCTGACAGTACTAGCACTGCGTCATTTACCGCATCTTTTGCTGAACGTGCGTTATCTAGTAGACTTGCTACTGCGCCATCTACTGATGACTTAAATGATGCTGCTACTTCAGGACCGTGTGAATATGACATTTCATCTGTAAGTGGTCCCAATTGATCGTTTTGAATTTTACCCAGCTTTTCAATCATATCTTGTAATTCGTCTACGATACCACGTGCAGCCATTGTAATTTCTGCTTCTGCTGCATCACCTTCTAGTAGTGCGTTCAGTTGTGCTAGTAGACCTTCTTCTAGCTTTTCTTTTTTCATTTTGTATTCCTTTGGTGCTTCGTATGAGTTATCATACTTTGTTGTGTTCGTATCGAACTTAGGTGTTTCAGATTCAGTATACAGCGGATTAGTATCATGTGTGTACGGATCTGCTGGTTTACGTGACGTATTTTTTATAGGACGTCCTTTTACTATATTAGTAGTTTGTGCCTTGTCACCTGTTAAACGTTTTGCTGTTGCTTGGTCTAGTCCTGCTAAAAACTGATTGATTTTAATCTGGTTTTTTGATGCTTTGACCTTTGCCCATTCTGCATCAACATCTTCTGTTGTATGATATGCATCAGTTCTTTTCATCTTAGGTGCATTTTTGTTTTTCTTGAACATCATTGGTTTTTTTGTCCATCTTGGATTTGGTCCGTCGCCGACATCTTTAGTATCTGGATTTGGTTCAACAATGCTACCAGGTCCTTTATAGTCTGTTTTGATTCCTGCTTTCTTTTTGAACAAATCTTTGTCCATATCTTCATTTGTTTTTTCTGCTTTAGCGGCATGTACTGCTTTACGCTGTGCGTCATTTTTGTACTTACCTTCGTCAGTTTTTGTTGCTTCGGCAACATGTGCTTTTAATAGAACACGTACTGTTTCAAGCATTAGCATATTTTCAATATACGCACGGTCTTGATAATCAGAACGCATTGATTTTTTCTTTTCTTCTAACGCTACTTTTGCTTCACGTAGAGATTGTAAATCGCTTTCGATTTCGTAACCAAAGTTTGACTTCATATACTCATTTAAACGAGTAGAAATCACAATTGGATTACTATTATAAAAAATTGTTTTTCTCATGGTATTTGCCCCAATACATAAAGTTATATTATGTATTTATCATTTAAGTTTGCTTTTGGAATTTACTTTACAGACTCATATATAGATTTTATCTTAGTCTTTATACTAGCTGCTTCAGATTTTGAACGTGAAAATCTTGCTTCTAAAATATCCATTTTTGTAAAATCACTATTCTTTTTAGCTTTCTTCCAAGAACTTTTGTGCTGTAAAGCATCAAAATATGATTGTTCAAATAGAGCATTTGTTGCCATAACTTTTGTTATTTCTGGCGAGTTGATTTTCTTACCTTCGTTGAGATATTTTGTGATAACGAATGCACTTTCGTATAGGCATAAGCCCTCAAATAAAGTATCGTTTGTACGGCTATCTCTAATGTCATAATACCCATCGTCAGTTTTCTCCACAGAAAATAATCCTACTTTCACGCCGTTTGGAGTCTTAACTGACTCGTTTATTGTTGTCGCAACTTTTTTAGAAACATTTGTTGATGCTGAGTTAAACGCATTTAAAATGTTCTCCATTGCTTTAATATCTGCTGTTTTCACACCTGGTGAAGTATCAATAATACCAGCATCCTCTCTCGCTTGTCTTTCAGTAGCCGCCTGTTGCTGAACACCGCTCTTGTCTCCGTTAAGTGCTTTCATTATGTTCGCCATAGCGTCTACGTCTTTTCTGCTAGGTGCTGTCATTTCTTCCTCCGTTAGTTTATACGATAGCCACGTAGAGTTGGCACTAGAACACCCTTGTGTACTAGACCGTCAACTATCACACCTTCACGTTCTGATAGTTGTGTTTCATTTACATATTCGTTTTCTGAAAAGAATTTAGTAATTAAATCATTCTCTTCTTCAGTGACCATAACATATATGCCACCTAAAACTTCTGTAAGTCTCATTCAAACTCCTTATTGTTTGTTTAACTTATTTAACAAACTTCTAAATTGTGGTGCTGTCTTAGGATCACTTGCTAATGCTCCTACAGATGCCGCTTGTTGTGCCATCGCTTTTCGCTGTATAGGTGTTAATGGTTGTCCCGCACTTGCTTTATCCAATGCTGATGCCGCTTGGTTTGGAGTAACATCACCTATGTTGTTCTTTCCTAACTTTGCCATACCTTGAACTGTTTGCGCTCTTGTTTTTGGATCTGGCATTTGTTGTGCTTGTGCCGCTTGTTGTCTGCCCTTCATCTCGCCTGGAGATAAAGTTCCACCAGTAGAGTATTGTTCACCAATACCAAGACCAAGAATTTCTTGTGCTTCTGATTTGTTTTGATCACGTAATGCTCTCATTAGGTCTACATATTCTTTAAACCCAAGAGACTTCATTCTTTTACGTACATCATCATCTGAAGCGCCAACTAAATCAGCAATTCCTGTTAGTCTTGTGTTATATGTTTCTGTAAACATACTCTTTTGTATATCTTCTTTTAAGCCCATCTTCTTCTCGCTTATTTGTTCAGCATCTTTAGACGCTTACTTGCTGGGTTCATACGCTTTGTCATTTTTGCTTTTCTAGCCATTCTTGATCCCAGTCTTGCTTTTGTACGTGCTAGTGTAAAACGCTTTTTAACATCTACAGGCTTGAAGCAGGCTGCTGGATTACCAACAGTCTTGCCTTTTAATCTACCAGAAGAACAACGATATTTGCGAACAACTTGTTTACCCTTACGAGCATATACCATTTTCGCTTCGTATACTTCCTCACCTATGATCTCTTCAATAAGCATTATATCACCTTAAATACTGATGTTAGTAGAGCAATTAACAGAGTACCGAATAGAGTAGAACTTGCCCAAACAACAACTTTTTTCAATTCTGAAAATTGTTCTTTAGTATCAATATTGTTTCTTTCTATTAGGTTTTCTAGTCGTTGTATTGACTCGTCTAACTTTTTAAATCTTTCGTGGTTAACTGCTACATGAGTTTCTAAACTCTGCATTTCTAATTCAGCTAACTTTGGTTCTGTTGAAGCCATTGCTTTCTCCAATGTTTCTTTATTGTATTTATCATTGGAGTTTGATATATTTATCTACGCATAAAAAAAGGACCCGAAGGTCCTTTATAATATTAATTTTTTAAATAAATTTATAGTAATTCTGACATTTCAAATTCTATTGTGATTTGGTCTAATGCGACTCCATCAATATTAACGTTGTAAAATACTTCTTTTAATACTGCTACTGCGTCTCCGTTACGAGCAAAAACGCCACCATGTTCTACAGCGAATTTAAATACCATGCCAGGTCCCACTAGTGTAGGGGCTAGACCTGTTAAGTCTACCGGAATTGGGTCATTCATAATTACAGGCTGTGAAACTAGATTAATTAAGTTACATATATCGTCAAAGTTTTGTTGTGACTGATCTAAAATATTACCTGTCGCTGTGATATCTAATTGCTTTAGATAAATGGTATAAAAGTTTAAGTTGCCAGATAAGTTCTCTCCAGAACTTGCTGTTCCATGTACTCTTGCCATTTTATTTCTCCAATATTATTAAGTATATTTATCTTTATTATATTATGAAGCGTAACCAGAGGTTCCTGATGAGAAAACTCTTTTTGTAGATAGATTACCGATTAATGTAGCATTTCCGCCAGTTGCAATAACTCTTTTGTCGATATCATTTCTTGCTCCAGTATGGACGTTACCATTGGCATAACCGCCCATAAAGATAACATATGTTTTGTCAGACATAGCACATCCACCGCTTCTGGCTCTACTTATACTACCGCCGCTAATTGCTGTACCGCCTGTATCATATGTAACTGCAGTAATACCACTGTAAACTGTATTATAATTAGCGTGGCCACCACCTGCCCATAAACCATGAGTATCATCTCCAGCAGCACATGGCCTTGTAGCATCTCTACCTAGATTACCAAAATTAGTGGCAGTACCAACTGTATCATAAATTACATAATAACATCTTTGTGTTCCACCATAATCATCTTGGTGAGATCCCATACCGGATAGACCTTTGGTATCATTTCCTGCCATAGCATCGTCTGTTACAAACTTAGTTGGTAGATCGGCAAAGTGTTGAGTATTGCCACCCGTAGCTAATGCCATCCATTCGAACTTATTATAGCGATCAGCGTTATTACCTCTCCATACACCACGTATACCATTGCCTGCAGCTGAACCACGCTGTGCATCATTATTTGTAAGACTATCACCAAATGATGAGGAATCGCCTCCTGTAGGAATTGACCATTTATGCATTGAAGTGCCACCAGCTGGCATTACAGCATAAGAACCTGTAGTAACAGCATGATCTCCAAATGCTGCCTGGGAAGTAAGATTTGCGTGTGATGTTGTAGATATATCGGTAGATATATTAATAGAGTCTACAGATGATCTTGCTGCTGAATCCCAACCGCCTGCTACTTGTCCTAAAGCACCGGCCCACGTAGCAGGAGCAAACTGCACCGGAAGAGCATCTAAGTCATCTGTTAGTTGACTTAAATCTGTTGGGAGTTCAGACATCAATGCCACTGGGTGTCCCCCAATTGTAGCCCCATCGTGTAATACAAGAGTTTTTCTTTCTGTATCATATGTGATTTCACCTTGAGCACCGGTGAAAGTTTCGTGTTGTGCTGTTGTGCCACGTCTAAATTGAATTTTGAAGGTTGACATGATTATTTCTCCCAAAAAATCTTCTATATGTATTTATCAGATTATAGGCATAAAAAAAGACCCAATACTAAGTATTGGATCTCTTTTGTCTGGGGGGGTTAATAACGACTTAGTATGTGAAGTCTGTTACTGTGTAACCTGCACCTAGTGCTGTTTGTAGGCCTGATGCATCCCATGCGCCATTGTTTTCAACTGCGATACGTGCGCCGCCTGCACCTAGAATTACTACAGTTGCACGTGTGCCAACTGTTTCTACTAGATGTTTTACATCAACTGCTGCTGTATGAGCAACTTCGAAGTGTACTAGTGAACCTGTTAGGAATTGACCTGCGTCATATGATTCGTGTACTTTTGCTACCATTTTATTTCTCCTAAAATTTTTCTGTGAGATATAACATCTCTATACTTTTATTTATCTTTTTTTTCTATTTCTTGAGCCTTGGCTGATAGTCTGGTTTAGTTTTTATTGGATTACTATATGTAGTTTTTCCCATTTGTTTACCTAATCTACCAGCACCATAAATCGCACCTGCGATTGCTGCTCCCTTTACAATAGGATTATTCCAAATTCTTTTCTTTTTATCTTTACTATCATCAACTTTAAAGTTACCACGCTTCTGGAACTTTAACAGTGCTTGCATCATTTCACTTCTAGGTGCTTTTGATCTCATAAACTGCACCATACGTGTTACTACTAACGCACGTTGATTTTGATTTAGATTATCCCAATCACCTACTAGTCTGCGCATTGATTTAAGAAGACCATCCTGTACATTAAATTGTCTTTGGAATCTCATAAGCATTTTTTGTTCATAATTTGAATTACTTTTACTAGCACCAATGTGATTTAGATATTGTATGACATCAGTTCTCATAGGTTTGATACGAGACATGGCAATTTGATCTTTTTCATTATCATATTCTTGGTCTTTGCCCATTAATCTGTTTAATGCTACGTATAAATCAGTTCCACTTGTTCTGAATGTATCAAAGTTCTTAAATGCGGCAGTACGAGTAGCATACTCTTTGGCTAATGGAGCATAATCGTAATCTTTATTGAAAACATTCAGCATCATTAGATACATAAAAGATAAATCTGCTGCGTCATCTACATTTACACCACTAGCTACCTTTTTATTTCTAAACAATCTACTTTCTGTAAGTTCATTAACAAGCTGTAGTTTACTTTTCTTTTCTTCTACACTGTGTCCGCCATACATAGCAGCCCACTCTTGGTTTGTATATTTTTTATCAGTCATGTTTTGACTCCAATATCTTTGCTAGTTCAATAATTTTATCACTAGCATATGTTTGAAAATATCTAGGCGCAAAGCTGTGTATGAACAGAGCAATTTCTGCTTTTTTCAATTGAATTAAGAACCACCAAGCAAAACGAAAGTGCTGCCAACGTGTCATCTTTACTTCTTCTAAATGTGCTTTACACTGTTTACTAAACATATCAATCTCTCGGCGCAAAGTTTGCTGCGCTAAACTCTAATCTATCTACAATTTTCATAGCACGACCAACATGGTCCACAATTACAAATCCTTCTGGATCTGTAACTTTAAATGAACCGTCTGGTTGCTCTATAAAACTATCAATTGCTTTGATGTCACGCATTTTACGTTGGAACATCATTTTTACGGCTTCTGTTTTCAGATAAGCACGATACATATTAGCAATAACACCTTTGTTCTGTTCAATATACTGAGAAACTTCAGATTTTGCTACTAGTTTCGCTTGTCCTGCTTTACCTTCAGGTCCAGTTTTTAGCTTTGATATATCAGTATCAAATTTATCTTCTAATTTTTGTATAAAGTCAGATACAAATCTGTCTGCGTCTGCTTGTAGTGCTTGTCCGGACCTAATAGGTGCGTTGGCGTGCGATTTCAGTGCTGTGATCAAATCTACACCGCCTACTTTTTTGTTAATAACATCAAATGCTTTCACATCTACATTCATAGATGCTAATTCTTTAATGGCTGCTCTGATTACTGCGCTATCTGATTTATCTAACTGTACTTGACCAGATACATCTTTAATTCTAGCATCTGTAAACCATACATTTGGAGATTTACGCAATGAACTTGCGTCAAAACCAAACTTTGCGCTCATATCTTCAATAGAGTCACCTTCATAGCTTGTATGGAATACAATACCTATTTCTGCTGCTAACATTTCACGTGCTGTTTCACTATCAGCGGGTACAACGTATGTAATTGTATTTGGTTTGAATGCTAAATGCTTTTTGCCGTCAATATTAACAGTTTTTAAATCACTTTTAGTAAACAATAGATCACCTTGTAGTACACCTTTAATACCTAAGTCTTTAAGATGTTCTAATGATGAAGAAAGTTTATCACGTAATCCTTGTTTACTAACTGCTTCACCTTTATTCGTTGTATCTGGATGATTTGTCTGAATATCTTCAGGTGATTTGTTAAGTTTCGCATTTTTAGCGAATACACCTTTTGTACCTACAAAGAATTTACCATCTGCAGGATCAATACCACAGAATACAGCGGGCGAACCGTCCCATTTTGTAGTTACAGCATCGCCTCCACCAGCGCCATCAAGTGTATCTAGTAATTTAGAAAATGTACCTACTACACGCTTTATTCCTTCATCGCCATACATAAAAACAAGTTCTTCAGCATGGTCAAGGTGTGTGTTTTTTGCTTCTGTTACTTCTTGTGTGGCGTCTAAAAGACCTTTCATACGCTGATGAAAACCTTTTTGTTTTAGGCGTGGTTTACGAGGGCCTCTAAATCTACGCTCTCTGCCTTTACCTAATATAATCTCACTAATCTTCATTTACTCTTCCCAAAAGGATCCTCACCAGTTAATGTTGGTCGTGAGAACCATAGTTTAAACCATTCAGGAGTACCTGGTTGAATATTATGCTTGCGCTGATATTCACCTTTTTCCGTGCCAGTGTGAGATTGATTTTCTTGGGATGTAGAAGGATCATCAACCTTATAAGGTTGATAAATTCCCGCTAATACTTTTAATTGTTTAAGCTGCTGTTCAAAATCCATTAATCATCAACACTGTTCATGCCTCTCTTAAATTTACGAGGGTCTTTAGCACGGATACTATTCACCAAACGCTTTTTTAAGTCGGCTGCAGTGTCTTCATCGAAATTACTTTCGATAAATTCTATTAAATTGATTGCACCTGCAATAATATGTTCACCCTTTTGTTCAACTAAACGTTTATTATCTCTGTCATAAGATATTGAGTTTAGTTCTTCAAATAAACTTTTACGTTTCATGCGATAAATCTCCGTTATCTGTATTTATCACGTTTCGTCAAAAGCGGAGCGACTTTTAGTTTTAAGCATTGCTCTTAATGATGAAGCAGCATCAGTTTTTTCAAAAACTGGTTCATCATCTTCTTGTTTTTTAGTTATTGTCGTCTTTTTTCGTAGCGTGTCTACTACATTCAAAGTATTTGATATTTGATCTCCATCATCAAATCCTTCACTAGTATCATCTGAGATACGTAGACTATCCCTATCAAATACAAGATTGATTTTACTACCAACACCACTAGATGAACGAGTTTTTAGAAGTTGAAGTTGATATTGACCACGTTCACGCATAGCATTTGATGTAAAGATACCAATAACGTTATCTGCTGTTTGAATTTTAGAGATACCACCTGCGAAAATCGTAATCTCCCCACTATTTATGCCACCATACAACTTATCATCAAGAGCTTTCCAACCAGTCGTAATCTGACCGTTGTTATCTTTCATGCGCTCCAGAACACCTCTTGGATCTGC